CTACGGCGGCAACAAACAAAAACCCAGTCGCTATGAGGGCGGCAGTTCAAGGATGGGGCGAAGCAAAAAAGCGAGTCGCAGAAGCAGAAATGGAACACGCTCGATGGGAAGAAGTGAGCCGAGTCACAGTTCGGATGGGGGAAGTGCAAGAATGGATAACGAAGTGGCACGGAGCAATCAGATCGCTTCTGGATGCCCTTCCTTCGAGCCTAGCGGCCAGAGCAAACCCATCAGACCCAGAGTGTGCAAAGCAAGCCATCCAAGACGGAATCAATCAAATCTTCGTTACCATCCAGAAAGCAGAGGGGGCGTTTAAGTGAATGAATGTTTCCTCATCATCCTTGCCACCCTCGGCTTGCTAGGATTAATTCTGCCATACTTTGACGAATGAAAACACCAGTCGACCATATCTTCAAATTGGTAGAGCCATTGATAATAATTCTTTTTATATGGACTATTTTATCAACTGCCAGAGGAAGTCATAAGTTGGATTGGTTTGATGCCTCTTTTCTTATTATCTATGCCCTTGGTATTCGGAAAACAAAATGAAACGCTCTCCCCTCAAACGCAAAACCCCACTCAAGCGAGGCGGGAAACTTCGGCGAGTGTCTGCCAAGAGGCGAAAGCAGAACGAGGTCTATTCTGATGTGCGAGAGAAGTTTCTGGGCAACACACCAGTCTGCCAAGTATGCCAGAGCAAGATGGCGAGCCAAGTTCACCATAGGCGAGGGAGGTTCGGGGATAGATTAAATGAGGTAGAGTTTTTCTTGGCGGTTTGCTTCGAGTGTCATATTAAGATTCATATGAACCCAGCGTGGGCGTATGCAAAAGATTATATGGTTAAGAGATGAACATCGGGGCGTTCAGCCGAAGTTTCTTTGAGCCAAGAGAGCAACTATCAATACCAGAATGGGCAGAGAAAAACCTAACTCTCTCGGCAAGGGTAACGAACATACCCGGAGCGTATTCAACAACGCTCACGCCTTATGTCCGTGAACCCCTAGAGGCTTTTGGCGATGATTCAATTCGGAGAGTGGTGTTGGTCTGGGGAGCGCAGACCTCAAAGACCACAACGATTCTCGCTGGCCTAGCTTACAGAATCGCAGAACGCCCTTGTCCGGTCTTGTGGGTGATGCCCTCGGAACATTTAGCTCGATCATTTACAGAAACCCGCTGGCTTCCGATGGTGGACGATTGCCCAGCCCTAGCAAAAGAAAAGCCAGACAACACCGACAAGATCAAAATCCTAGAGCAACATTTTAAGCGATGCTCGGTATGGTGGGCGGGAACAAGTGCCTCGGCTCTTTCTAGTCGCTCCATTGCCTTGCTCTGTATGGATGAGGTGGACAAGTTCCCAGAGCAAGCAGGCTCGGGGAGGGAAGCCAATCCGGTGCAGTTGGCAGAGGCACGAGTTAGCACCTACCCCAATCACTTAATCATAGCAACCAGCACCCCGACAACTGCCGACTCAATAATCTGGGCTGAATGGCAGAAGGGCGATATGCGCTTCTATTTTGTGCCTTGCCCTCATTGTGGATTAAAACAAAAACTAATCTGGGGACAAGTGAAGTGGGATGAGGCGGCCAAGATAGAAGATGGCGTTTATGATTACGCCCTAGTGAAATCCTCGACCTACTACGAATGTGAAGGGTGCAAGGGCAAGATTCAAGACGGACAGAAAACCAAGATGCTCCGAGAGGGGGAATGGAGGGCAACCAATCCCAAGGGCGAACCAGCCAGACGCTCGTATCACCTCAACGGCCTATACGCTCCGTGGGTAACATTCGGGAGCTTGGCGGTCAAGTTCCTGCAAGATAAGCACAGCGGCATTATCGGCCTACAAGATTTTGTGAACCGAGTCCTAGCAGAGCCTTGGATGGAACACGAATCAGAAAAGATGCAGATCGTTCCCGGTGCTTACAAGATGGGCGAAGTAAGGATGGGCGATAAGCTAATTATGAGTTGCGACATCCAAGAGGCGGGGGGCTTCCACGCTTGGTGCGTTGTGAGGGCTTGGGATTTGGAGGGCAAACCAAGGCTCGTGTGGGCTGGTAGGCTAGAAACTTGGGGAGACATAAAGGCAAAGCAAGATGAGTTTGGCGTTGAGGATAAGTGCGTTCTAATTGACTCGGGCGATCAAACCCGAGATGTATATTTGAATTGTTGCAAGAACGGCTGGGTAGCGTTAGTGGGGTCAGACAAGACCAGCTTCTCCGAGATCGTGAACGAGCAGAAGGTTCAAAGGCCATACGCTCGAATTGCAAATGGCGACCCCTTCAGCGGTAAGGCAGTTCAATCAAAGGCAGGGTGGAAGTGGAAGCTCTGCCCGATTTGGCGATGGTCTAACCCATCAATCAAAGACATCCTCTCCCAGCTTCTCAAAGAGGAGGGATTCATCGCCCTAGATACGCCCGATGTCTGGAAGGTGCATATCGAAGCAGAGGTGAAGGTGAGAGTTAAGAATCCTATGACTGGCAGGGAAAGACTTGTGTGGAAGCAAATTGGGAAGCATAATCATTTGATGGATTGCGAATGTATGAACATCGTTGGAGCGGCACTCCACGGACGGCTCAAAGTTTCACCCGCAAGTTTGACAGAGGAGGTTGAGAATGGCGAAGGGTGATTTCATTGGGCTACCCCTTGCTACCCTCACTTCGTTGCGTGATAAATATATCACTTGCCTAGAAGCGATTGCGGTGGCTGGGTCTAGCTATTCGATAGCGGGACGCTCTTTTTCTAGGGCGAATCTTGGGGAAGTTCGTGATACTATCGCAGAGCTAACCCTTGCCATCCAGTCTGTCAACGGCACTCGTATCCGCACGACCTACGCTAACTTCTCGTGAAAAAAGCCCAGCTAAACTTAATCGATAAAGCTGTTGCCTTTCTGAACCCGCAGGGGGCAGTTAATCGTATGATTGCACGGCAAAAGCTCGTCAACTTCTCTTACGATGCGGTCAAATATACAAGGGAACGCAAGGGGCCGAGTTCGCTTTCTGGTGCGGAAGATTATCGTTCCAACTACGACCGAGTGGAGTTAATGAAAAGGGCGAGGGACTTGGCAGAGAATGTCGGCCTTGTTCGCTCTATCCTTATGAAGTTTGCCAGCCATACCGCCGCAAATATCTCCTACCAAGCCAGAACAGAGAATCCCGAAGTGAATAGCGATGTGGAAGCATACTGGGCAGAGTGGTGGGACAAGTGCGACATCTCAACAAGGCACACCGGTTCGACCCTTATGCAAGTGGCGATAATGTCGATGCTCCGGGATGGCGACTTTCTTTTTGCCCTAGTCCGAGACAAGGAAGGCGATCTCAAACTCCAAGGCATCGAAGCAGACCGAGTGGGCGACCCCTTCAAAGTTTATACAAGCCTCGACCTAATCGGAGGAATCCACATTGACCGCACGACTGGCGCACCCTCGGCTTATGATATTTATTCAAGGAGCATCGGGGACTTCTACACCTTCCAAGCAACGATTCCAGCAAGCCAAGCCTTTCACCTATTCGACCCACTCCGCATCGATCAATATAGGGGAGTAAGTGCTTTCCATACAGCCATAAATGATTGCACAGACATTTATGATATTGTGAATTTCGAGAAGATGGCGGCACGAGTAGCCTCTAGCCAATCTGCAGTTGTTCGCAGGAATAACAACAATGCCTCCGACCTCTCCACGCTCACAAACGATGAGAATGTTAATGGAGATACTATCAAGCTAGAAGCGATTGAGTCTGGCAAAATCTCCTACCTAGAGCCGGGTGAGGATATTGTGTTTCCCGATGGGCCGAGCCGTCCCTCTGGTGCGTTCGCAGAGTTTCACAAGATTCTGCTTCGCAATATCTGCCTTGGCCTTGGCATCCCTTACAGCTTCGCCGTTGACCCTTCCGCTATGTCTGGCCCAACCGCCCGCCTTGAGATGCAACAAGCAGGGCGCACTTTCCGTAGATACCAGAAGCTCATCGACGACAAGGTTCTGCGACCAATCAAAAATATCGTGCTTGCTGATGCGGTATCTCGTGGGTTGATCGAAAATAATGTAGGAAGCCGAACCACCAAGGGTATCTTTAATTTTGGGGCGAATGTCTCCATAGACCTATCTCGAGATAGCCAGTCAGCGATCTCGGAATTTAAGACTGGATTACGGACAGCAGCAGATATTTATAGTGAGCGTGGCCTAGATTTTGAAAGCTCCTTTAGGCAGAGAGCGCAAGAAGCGGCTTTGATTAAGAAACTAGCTCAAGAGTACGACATCCCAGCAGTGGCGATATCAGATATCGTCGAGAGCTTGGTCTATGCACAGCAAGCCGCACAGAGGTCTGGACAAGCTGGCGGTGGCGAAGGCTCTGGTGAACCCATTGTGTCTGATGTCTCTCTCAATGGGGCGCAAGTTGCATCCCTCATCAATATCATCAATGCGGTTGCCGCTGGTGCTTTGAGCAAGGAGGGTGCGGTTTCAGTTATCACATCGGCCTTCCCAACAATTTCAAGAGAGCAAGCAGTTCTAATCGTTGGCGGGATACAAGAGGGCAATATCATCCCAACAACAAAAGAGGAACGCATCGCAAGCCAGAAAGACGAAGGCGGGGATGCTTCGGGAGGCTCGACCCCCCAAGAACCCACACCCCAGCCAACCGCCCCCGCTGGCACTTCTCAAAAAAAAAGTAGTTTAGAGGTTTTAGAAAGTCTCGACCCAGCATCCATAAAGATGCTGATTGAGGGAATGATGGGCGGGATTGAGTTGGCAAAATACGATGGGATTGATTTTACCCCACCACAAGGGGCTAGGGATGCCGCTAAAAGAGCCTTGGATGTGCGGGAGACAAAACCACCCAGCCAAAGAGGAATGACTCCAGTAGGCATAGCCAGAGCTAGAGACTTGCAAAATGGCGTGAAGCTATCGCCCGACACAGTAAGGCGAATGCTCAACTTCCTAACTCGCCACGAAGTCGATAAGAAGGGTGCAACTTGGGACGAGCAGGGTAAGGGCTGGCAAGCGTGGAATGGATGGGGTGGAGACGCTGGCTATGCTTGGGCAAGGAAAGTCGTTGGGCAGATGGAAGCAAGGGACAAGAAAACAGAGTTCGTTGCTGGTAGGGATTGCGGACAAGATGATGGTGGAACTTTCGGGCCAGACAACAAGTGTGCCGTAGGTTATGGGAGGCCACCAATTAAGGGAGGCTACACGCCAACCCGACCCGGTGGGAAGATTCCAAGTGACTATAAGAGGCCAACACCGCAAGACAAAGGCTCTGCAACAACAGAACCCAAGCAACAAGCAGAAACAGAAAAAGCAAAAGACAAATCTAGTTTAGATTCATATAAATACGATAAAAATGGAGAAGCAAAAATTTCTATAACAGAACACGAAAAAGCAATAGAAAATGCGTATGAGGCAAATACTAGCTACGAAGATGAAAAGAAAAATCTTACAACAGAAGAAAAACAATCTGTGGATGATTATCGAAAATCATCTGGTGGAATATGGTCAAAATACGAAAGGGCAAATTCAGAGGGAATGACCAAGGAGCAAGCATTTGAAGAAGCCATAAATTCATCTCCCGGAACATTGGGACAAAGACTACAATCTGCAACTGGTGGGGCATTAAGCGATAAAGATATGGCAACAATAGCTCTGTATGACCAAACTGGAAATATAGAAGGATTAAAGCGAATGATACAAAAAGCCCAAACAATAGCTGATAATAAGATTGAAATACTCAACAATATCTCAAGCCAAAAATTTTCAAAGGAACAAACATTTTATAGAGGATTTACTGCAAATGGCGTAGACAGTGCAGAAATCTTGGCTAAAGTAAAAAATGAAGGAAGGGTGGATTTTACAAGTTTTATGTCGGCAAGCTCTGACCCATCCATAGCGTCTAATTATGCAAGAAGAAGCGAGGAAGATCAATTTAGGGGAGAATCAATACTATTTAGAATTAAAGCGAAAAAAGGAGTTAGCACAATAAATTCCAACAATCAAGACTTTGAATCAGAGTTGCAAGAAATAATCTTGCCCAAGGGCGAATATAAGGTTACAAATCGCAGAACAGTTAAAACAGGTAAAGCAAAAACATATTTTGTGGATTTAGAGCAAGTATGAGCAATATAATTAAAGATCAAGAACTATCTGATTCTCCAATAGTTATTTCAAGGAAATCCAAAGAACTTGCAGAACCAGCTTCTTGCCCAATCGCAACTCAAGACATCAAAACAAATCTAGCCAATAGGCAGACAGCGGTTGATGATGCGAACTACGGCCCAGCTAATCCTAACGAACCGAATGAGGACTATTGGAAAGCCAAGGCAGACGAGTTTCAAGGTGATGTATCAACGGCAAAGAAAATGCTTTGCGGAAATTGTGCGGCCTTTAACCAAACCAGCAAACTTCTAAATTGCATAAAAGGCGGGATAGGGATTGATGCTGATGAGGTTGCGGTGGCTGGCGATCTAGGATATTGCGAGATTTTTGACTTTAAGTGTGCATCCAAAAGAACTTGCGATGCTTGGATTGTTGGTGGCCCGATTACAGACAAGAAGGAAGAACTTGCCCGACCAGTAAGCCAAACCCCAGCCCCTCCCAAGGAGCGAATCAAAGGCTCGAAAGAGAACCCCCAAGGCACGGCATCCACAAGAAGCAAAGCTGGCGACATAGAGATTTCAGCCGAGAATGAGGAGGCATTGAAAAACAAGATTGCCGAGTTCAAGAAAGATCATCCCAAGAAAAACGCTCCTAGCCTTGGGGCATTGAAGAAAGTGTTTCGCAGGGGGGCAGGGGCGTTCTCGACTAGCTTTAGGCCAACGATTACCGGCGGCAAACCCAACTCTCGCAACGCTTGGGCGATGGCAAGGGTGAACAAGTTTCTCAAGATGGCTGGTGGGGGCGAGGTCAAAGACTCTTACCGCAAGGCAGACGGCGATCTTCTTTGACATAAGTTAGGCATTTATGCCTTTACCCCTACCTTCCGCAGACGAATCCGAACAAGACTTTGTATCACGCTTTATGGGTGACGCAGAGGCAGTATCCAAGTTTCCAGATGAAACGCAAAGGGCGGCGGTTGCCTATTCGACCTATCGAGATGAGGAGATGGAGGAAATGGAGCTAGGGGGAGTTTCAATTTTGGAGGTGGGTGAGGCTAAAGGACACGACCTTTTCGTGGATAAAACAAGCCTAGAGACTGCCCTCAAACTTATGAGCAACGCCAAGAATGGAATTAAGGTGAAGATCAATCACGGCTCTGGTCTCGAAAGTGTCGTAGCCTTCGCCAGAAACCCAAGAATCGATGGAGATAAGCTGGTGGCCGACCTTCGCTTACTACGCAACTCCCCCCACTACGGTCTAATCAAAGAGATGGCCTCCGAAGCCCCCGACCAGTTCGGCGTTTCCCTAGCCTTTGTGAATGAGTCCGAGACCATCAACGGCAAGGATTACATTCGACCCCAGAGCATCGCCTCTGCTGATTTAGTTTCCAGCCCAGCCGCCACGAATGGATTATTCGAGGAGATGGTGAAGTTTATGGAAAAACTCGGTTATGTGCAGG